ATGTTGTTTATAGAAATGCTGGTGGATCATATACTGAAGTTCTAACAGCAGGATTAACTAGTGGAGCGGCTTCAGATGGAGATATTATAAAAATGGCAATAGATTTAGATAATGGAAAAGTTTGGTTTGGAAAAAATGATGAATGGTCCAATGGTTCTGCATCCATTAGTTCAACCTTGGATGCAAGCAATCATGACACAACAGTTACTGCTGGAACAGATCATTTTTTAGGTTGTGGTGGAGAAGGATGTATTTGCTGGGCAAATTTTGGAAGTCCTGCAAGAGCTATTTCATCAGGAAACGAAGATGCAAATGGATATGGAAATTTTGAATATGCGGTCCCAAGTGGATTTTACGCATTAAATACTAAAAACCTAGCGGAGTTTGGATAATGGCTTATACAACAATAGACGATCCTGAAGCACATTTTCAAGTTGTTCTCTATACTGGAAATTCAAGCACAAATGCTATTACTTTAGATGGTGATACTAATATGCAACCAGATTTCGTTTGGATAAAAAATAGAAGTAATGGGGCATCACACGCACTTCAAGATGCAGTTAGAGGAAATGATAAAAGTCTAAGAACAAATAATACAAATGCAGAATATGATAATAGCTTTTTTGATAGTTTTGACAGTGATGGCTTTACACTTTCTACTGACGAAACTGATGTAAATACAAATACACATACTCTTGTAGCTTGGTGCTGGAAAGCTAATGGAGCAGGTTCGTCAGATACTTCTGGTGATATTACATCTACTGTAAGTGCTAATACAACTGCTGGATTTAGTATTTTTACTTACACAGGTGATGGTACAGACGGTAATACTGTTGCACACGGATTAAGCGTAGCACCTAAAATAGCAATATTTAAATCTAGAAGTGCTGCAAACTCTTGGGTTATGTTTGGTTATCCAAATCATCCATCTTTTGCTGCTGATGGTAGTGTTCTGGAATTAGCAGGAGACGCTGCTATGACAGACTCCTCTTCTAAAGAAGTTTCTCTTGCAAGTACTCTTGTTACGTTTGTTGATGCTGGTGGAGATATTAATACCAATACTGCAACTTATGTAGGTTATGCGTTTGCTGAGGTACAAGGCTTCAGCAAGTTTGGATCATACACTGGAAATGGAAATGCCGATGGACCATTTGTCTATACAGGATTTAAACCAGCTTGGGTTTTCATAAAAAGAACTAATGGTTCACAAAGTTGGTATTTGTTAGATAATAAAAGAAATACGTATAACCCTATAGATAAATATTTATCAGCAGATAATACTACCGCAGACCAGACATTGGTATTTGTTGATTTTGTATCAAATGGTTTTAAATGTAGAGGTACTGCAGATGGTTTTAATGGTTCAACAGATGAGTACGTCTACATGGCTTTCGCAGAAGCACCTTTCGTCAATTCAGAAGGAGTACCTTGTAACGCAAGTTAAATAATTATGTTACAAAAATTAAATTTTGCACCTGGATTCAATAAACAAGTTACCGCTACCGGCGGCGAAATGCAGTGGGTAAGTGGTGACTATGTACGGTTTCGTTATGGCTCTCCTGAAAAGATAGGAGGCTGGTCTCAATTAGGAAGTATTACTTTAACGGGAAGAACTGTGGCTCTGCACCAGTTTGTCAATGCCAGTGGTATTAAATATTCAGCATTAGGAACAAATAGAATTTTATACGTCTATTCTGGAGGAGCTTTTTATGATATAACTCCTATTAAAAGTACGAATAGTTTATCTAATGCATTTACAACAACCAATGGATCAACCTCTGTTACGATCACGTTTGCGAGCTCTCATGGTATTAATAAAGGGGATATTGTTCTTCTTGATAATTGGGACACTATTACCGATTCTGATTTTGGTGCTTCTAATTTTAATGATGAGAACTTTATGGTCACTACCGTACCAACCGCCTCAACGATTACGATCACGATGGGGTCAGCGGAATCAGGATCCGGAGCATCCACATCTGGAAGCATAAGAGTTAGACATTATTATTCCATAGGACCTGCCGTTGAAGAATCAGCTGCTGGTTTTGGATTAGGACTTTGGGGTGGTATTAAATTAGGCGTAGGATCATCAACATTAGATGGAGCCTTAACAAGTGGTTCATCAAGCATTGTCTTAGATGATTCGGCTTCTTTCCCGGCTTCAGGAACCGTAGTCATAGATGATGAGCGTATTGCTTATACATCTAATACTGCAGGGACAGAAACTTTATCAGGACTTACAAGAGGATCAGATAACACAACCGCAGCATCACATTCTGATGGAGCAACGGTTAAAGATGCATCAGATTATACCAAGTGGGGTGCATCACAAACAGGAGATATTGTAACGGCTCCTGGTGTATGGTCTTTAGATAATTATGGAAATAAACTTATTGCAACGATTACAGATGGTGCAACGTTTGAATGGGATTCAGACGCGGACAGTGCCACATCCACACGAGCTACGATTTTGGCGAATGCACCGACGGCAGCAATTGAAACTTTAGTATCAACACCCGATCGTCACTTAGTATTTTTTGGAACAGAAACAACGATTGGAACAACATCAACACAAGACGATATGTATATTAGATGGTCCGATCAAGAGAGCATTGATGCTTCAACTTCATACGCTCCTTCAGCAACCAATACCGCAGGTAAACAAAGGTTAGCGGATGGAACGAGAATTGTAGCAGCGATCAGAGGTCGTGATGCGACTTACATTTGGACGGATACTTCTTTATTCGTTATGAGATTCGTAGGAGCACCTTTCGTATTTTCATTCCAGCAAGTAGGTACAAATTGTGGATTGATTGGAAAGAATGCAGCGGTGGAAGTCGATGGTAATGCCTATTGGATGTCTGAAAATGGTTTCTTTAGATATACTGGTAAACTAGAATCTTTAGCGTGTTTGGTTGAAGATTATGTTTATGATGACATTAATACCGTTCCTAAAAATCATATCTTCGCAGGACTAAACAATTTGTTTGGTGAAGTGACTTGGTTCTATCCTGGTAGTGGTGCTGCATCGAATAACAGATCAGTGACTTATAACTATATGGATTCAACATCTGAAAGACCGATTTGGACAACAAGTTCTTTATCAAGATCGACATGGGCGGATTCTGCAATTTTTGGTAAACCTCATGGAACTGAATATGATTCATCAGCAACGAGTGACGCAACGATTGGTAATACCGATGGTGTCACAACATACTTTGAACACGAAACAGGGACCAATCAAATTAAAGCAGGAGCAACAACAGGCATTGCAGCAAGTATTCAATCAGGAGATTTTGATCTTGATCAAAGAGGATTAGCTGGAGATGGTGAGTTTATGATGAAAATTAGAAGAGTGATTCCTGACTTTTTAAGTCAAACAGGGGATACAAGAGTAACCTTAAACTTAAAAAATTATCCAACGGATTCTGAAGCGAGTTCATCCTTAGGACCTTTTACAACGACAACAAGTACAACAAAAATAGATACAAGAGCGCGCGCACGTGCTATAGCTTTAAAAGTAGATAATACAAGTACTACACAACACTGGAAGCTTGGAACTTTCAGATTAGATATTCAACCGGATGGACGAAGATAATGATAGAAAAGAATATTAGATTACAGCCCCATCATTCTAGAGATTTATTAGTGGGTCGAAGATCAGATGGTCGAAGACCAAAATATCAACCACCTGGACATAGGGATGCACCCTCACCTTCAAGAGGTGGACCTCCAGGCGGAGGTGGCGGTCACCATAGTCCACCAAGTAGACCAGCTCCAGCACCAAGTAAACCAGCACCAAGCCACGATAGAGGAGGACAGCAACATGCTGCACAAGCTGCTGCTGCACAAGCTGCGGCTGCTGCAAACAGAGCTGCCGAACAAAAAGCTGCTGCAGAAAGAGAAATGCGAGCGACAATAGCACAAGCAGAATCTAACCAACGTGAAGCCGAACGATCAAATCAACTTGCAGAAGCTAGAAGATTAATGACACAACCGACAACGGTTGATGTTCCTATTAAAGGACCAGAATTAATTCCAGGAACAACTGGTCCAGTTACATTAGATCCATATCGACAAAATATTATTTCACCTGGACGAGTTGATATTAAAGGTCGTTATCAAACAGGTGATTACGACGACTTAGTTCAAGAACCAATTGACGTAGGATTTCAAGAAGCATTAAGAAAACAAGAAATTGCAACTGACCTTAGACAAAAACAACAAGACCCAGACTATGGTCAATTTTTTAGACCACAACCCGTTGTGGAAAAACCTAGAACAGGAATCATGGGAACAGTAAAAGAGAAAGCTACGCAAATAGCTAAAAATTTAGCACAACAAAAAACGATGCAAGCATTAGGATTAGCTAAATACAACCCTTATGTAGGAGTAGGAAGTTGGTTACTAGATAAATTTGCACCTGGAGCAAAAGCTAAATTGACGTCTAAATTTAAATACACAGGGCCAAAGATTGATACACAGAAAAAAGCTACAAAGAAACTCGTTAGCAGAGACACTAGAGATGGAGATGGTATTCAACAAGCGGTTACTGGCGGCGAGAATGTAGTGACTGAAAATATTAAAAAATTTACTGGAATAACAGAAGAAGACAAAGCAGAATTTATGAAAAGACGTAATATGGTACAAGGTATTTTAGATCAAGGTTCCTACCAAGGAAAAGAATTAACAGAACAACAAAGAAATAATCTTCTAAATTACATAGAACAAATTAGTAAATTTCTAGTAGATCCAATGGAAGTTGCTTATGGCGGAAGAATTGATAAAGCCTTAGGCGGAAGGAGCAGAGACATTGGCTAGAATTGTACAGGCACTAACACAACCCGGAGAACAATACGATCAACAGCTTCAACAATCATTCGTTAGAGATGTGGATAGTATCGTACATAAATTAAACTCAACGTTTCAACAAGATTTAAAAGATGAATTAGAAGCCGTAAACTTCTATTTAGCATAATGGCAAATACATTTGTAAATAAAAAGAAGGATTTAACCAGCACGTCAGCAACGACCCTTTATACGGTCCCGACTGCAACGACGGCTGTGATTAAGTCCATATTAGTATCAGAAGATTCAGGTAATGCTGATACCATTACCGTAACAATAACAGACACGGACGAGGCTGTTTTTAGC